TCGGGGCCCCCCGGTGGCTACAACAGGTGTCGCGCCACATCACCTCGTCGGTACGCGTCCGGTATCTCACGGACGGCCCCGACGGGGCAGACGGGACGCAGACAAGTGTCGTGGCCACCGCACCGGTCACCTGCGGGGCGCTCATGGGTCTCGGCCCAGGATGGGCCACCCTCTCGCTGCTCAACAGGTTCGCGGCGGTCAGCGCAGGCGCACAGCGCGCATCGTTCGCCGTATGCGGAGACGACCTCGTTGCGGTCTGGCCAAGGGCCGTCTGCGACCGCTACGAGGCCAACCTCGAGGCATTGGGGCTCGTCGTCAACCGCGCCAAAAGCTTCCGTGGCGATGCGGCCGTATTCTGCGAACAGTACGGCCGCCTTACTCGCACCGATGGAAGATGGCGACTGCGGATGCACGAGCGCGTCTGCCTCGCGGAGGCCTCCGCCGTCACAACGCGGGTTGCTGGCGTCAGCGTCGAAAGGGGCCTCGCGAGCGTCGACCGACTGCGGGAGGTCGCGGATGGCGCCCGCAGGGCAGCAACCCCCGTCCGGGCCCTCGCCCGCCTCACCTCCAAGAGACTCGCCTTCCACTCAGGGAAGCTTGTCCCCGGAGCCTTGGCGGATGGGGGATCGGGCAGGGGGAGCGCAACGGGCGCAACAGTCCGCGCCTTCGCAATGGCCGGCGCAGCTCCGACCGAACCACGCGCCATGGGCGACAGGGCCCGCCGCATCGCCGAGAATACGCGAACGTACCTCAGCAACGCGGGGACCCGGGCCGCCGGAAGCGCGCAGGCCGGACCGACGCTCAGCGAGGCTCGAGCCGAGATCGCGCGCCGCGTGGTCGCTGCCGAGGACCTGTCCCACTCCCGGGACAGCGTACTCTCGACAGCGAAAGACGCGGCGGGTCTCGCAGTCGAACGCCAGCAAGCCGGAGCCAGGTTGCGCGCCGAGCACGTGCGGAGGGCGCGAAACGCGAGGAAGCTCACTGGGAAGCAGGCCATGTCGTCGGACTCATGCAGAGCCCGCTTCACGGCCGCCGCCCGGCGAAAGGCCTCGCACCTCACGGCCCTCGGCAGATACTCGGCCGCAATCGGCGCGTTGCGACGTGGCGAGCGCACCACAGCAACACAAGCACCAGGGGAGTGTCTCACTCCCTTCCTTCCGGAGAGGAATCTCGTCGTCCAAAGACGACTGGGCCTCTCCAACCCTTTGGGTGCCCCCCGTCCGTAGACGGG